GAGGAGTGGCTTTCCAATTTCCCCGAATAACCAACACAACACAGAATCCATGAGCAACGAATACACACCTGAACAGGAAGCACAAGCCCAGAAAATCGCACTCCAGATAGCTGAGGAGCTGGCGGGCGGTCTACAGAACATCATCGTCTGCATCGGCTGCAAGGATTTTCTAGCCCTGACAGCGAATGAAGAGAAGAAGCAGCTCGGCGGGCTGGTATTCCGATACCCGCGCCGCTTTGCCAGCAACCACTCCAACGAGGTACGCATCTTCGCGATGCAGGATGGAACCCGCAAGCTGGAATGGGGCTATGTATCCAAGAAAGGATATCTGCTACTCGACACAGCGGAGAACGTAAGCCCTGACAAGCTGGAGGAAGTCTGGTGGGAACACACCGCCTGTACAGTACGCCCGCCGTGGTTCATAGAAGCCTGCCGGATTAAGGTGAAGCTGGGGCAAACTGTGGTAACTATGGGAGCCAATGAAGCCTTTACGAAAGAAGAGATAGCCAAGTGCATGAAGCGCCACTCCTACGGCGACTGGGGCGATTGCTGCGAGGAGGACAAAAAGACCAACGATGCCGCCATCGACCCGAAAGACCCCGGAAGAGTCATGAGCGTATACAAGTTCGAAGATGGTCGCGTCCTCTGGATTATCACGGAGTGGGACAGAAGCCGTACCACCGCGCTACTGCCGGAAGAATACTAAACAGCAACAACATTAACCTTTAACCCCGCCCCGCAAGGGGCATTCCCTTTATGTCGAATATCGTTACACCAGCCCAAGCCGATACAGTTCTTGAAGTCAACCGCGCCAATGCTATTAAGCAAGCTATTTCCAAGGTGAAGTCCAAGAAAACACTCACCAAGGCCGAAGTAGATTTGTTGCAATCCATCGCCTACAGCCCCGGCCAAAAGGGCGACCTGACCATTACCGAAGCCAAGACCGTTGTTGATTTGGCAGCGGCTCTGGGCGTATGCCGGAGAACGATAGGCAACTGGCGTAAGCTGGAGGGTGCGCCGGAGCCGAAGCCGAATGGCACGCACGATGTCATTGCATGGCGTAAGTTCATGCACGAGAAACGGCTGGATGGTACAGAGCCCGGCGATGAAGAGGGCTTGAAAGTCCGCAAGCTCATGGCTGAAATCCATGAAAAAGAGTTCCGCTTGGCTATCCGCAAGGGCGAGTACATCCGCAAAGACCTTGTACGTGAAGCATGGCTGAGCCGTTGCGGGCGCGTGGTGAATCTACTGCGTTCCAAATTTGAAAAAGAGATGCCACCTGTCTTGGCCGGGAAAGATGCCCCGAGCATACAGGAGGCTCTGGCTCAGGCGATAGACGAAGTGTTGACGGCTCTGCACGATGGCACAGGAGCGGACTCCGGCGGCAACAAGGAAAGCCTAACGCCCTGACTTTTGACAACCCGCCAGAGCATGTGCCACCTAAAGCTAAACAAAAGACCTCGGTATTGGAAGAACGCTTCGCCCGCATGTGGGATGCGCTCGGTGGCCCTGTGCTGAAACGCGAGTATCAATTTGTACCGACCCGCCGCTGGCGTGCGGACTTTGCTTGGGAAGATGCCCACATACTCGTTGAGATTGAGGGCGGCGTTTGGAGTGGAGGTCGGCATCTGACACCCCGAGGCTTCCTCAATGATGCCGAGAAGTACCTCACGGCCACGCTCCAAGGTTGGACTGTCATTCGACTGACAGCCCCGCAGATTAACCCCGCCACCCTCAAACAGATTCTTGATTATGCCCGAGAACGAATATCTGGAAGCCCTGTGGCGTGAAGCATGGACTCCACCCGACCGCCAAGATGTATGGGCTTGGGCTGAACACCATATTGAAAGCATCCCATATTCGCCTATCCCGGGCAGATTCCGAGTCCTCCATTCTCCTATGCTCAAGGAAGTAATGCAGGAAATGGTGAATCCGCGTACCCGACTGGTTTCCATCATTGCAGCTGTGCAGAGTTCCAAATCCACCGCGATTGAGGTGGCTCTCTGCTACATCATCTCCAACCTGCCTGGGCCTACACTCTGGCTGGATCAGAACGATGATGACGCCAAAGACCAAGCAGAGGGACGCTTGCGTAAGCTCTTTGATAGCTGCCAACCAGTCAAAGCCCTGTACCCGGCAGATAAATACAAGCTGCGCAATACCACCATCCACTTTGCCAACGGCATGACTCTATGGGTGGAGGGCGCATACAACAAGAGCAACCTGCAGCGCCGCTCTATCCGCTGGCTGATTGGTGACGAAACTTGGCGTTGGCCACAAGGCCACATGGCTGAAGCTGAAGCTCGTACCACCGCTTTCGGCTGGCTGGGCAAGTGTATCTTCTGCTCACAGGGTGGCTTCGATGGTGACGATACGCACACCAAGTTCGGTACGACTGACCAAAGAGAGTGGATGTTCACCTGTCCGCATTGCGGTAAGGAACAGGCCTTTTCGTGGACTTGCGTTGAATGGGCAAAGGATTGCAAGGATGCTGATGGTAACTATGACTTCCGCAAGGTACGCGCTACCACTTACATGCGCTGCATCCATTGCCAAGCGCACTTTGAGGACAGAGACGATGTCCGGCGTGATCTTAACGCTTCAGGTCGATTTGTAGCTCAGAATTCTAATGCAGCTTCCGAATACGTGGGCTTTCATTGGAATGCGCTGGCCACCATGAGCTGGGGCATGTTGGCTGAGCTGTACCTCCGCGCCAAGGCTGCGGCGCGTAAAGGTGACTATACCCAGCTGCAGCAGTTTTACCAGAAGCGCCTCGCATTGCCTTGGAACGATGTGCAGGAGGATTACCATATCGAAACCACGCCATCTGATTACCGCATCGGTGAGCCCTGGGAGAATGAGGGCAACATCGGCGGTATATCGTTACGCTTCCTGACTGTAGACGTGCAGCGTGAAAGTTTTTATGTGGTTGTACGCTCATGGGCGTTGGATGGCAGCTCGCGCATGATGGACTGCGCGCATGTGCAGACGTGGGAGGATATTGTCTCTATGCAGGAGAAGTATGGGGTACGCGCGAATCTTGTCTTTGTGGATGCCGGCTATTCAACGTACGAGGTGTATGCCCATTGTGCGGAGCATGGCTGGACTGCCCTGATGGGTGATAAGCGCAACACGTTCACACATCGCCCCAGCGGCGGGCAGACTGTTGAGCGATTCTACTCGCCTAAGCGTAGCATCAACCTCGGCTACAACAAAGGCGGTCAGAGTTTCTGCGATATGTACTTCTGGAGTAACCTGAACGTAAAGGATGCACTCTTCCGCTTGCGAAAGAATGTTACCGCGCCCCTGTGGGAAGTACCATCCAACGCGCCTACCGAATATCTCGACATGTTGGACTCCGAAAGCCGTACCTACGATAAAGGCCGTTGGATATGGAAGCAGATTGGTGAACGCCCGAACCACTATCTCGACTGTGAGGCCATGCAGGTCTGCGCAGCTATCATGCTCAAGCTTGTAGGCTCAGAGAGCGTGAGTTCGAGCGAATAAACAGAGACTTTAACCCCTGATTTAACCGGATTCTTCGAGTTAAATTGAGGTCAAATCGGGGTTAAAGCGGGGTTAGATAGGAGTCAAATTAAGGTCAAATCGCTATCAAACACCAGTCAGATTGAGCTTAGATTCAGGTCAAATTAAGGTCAAACTGCGGTTAAAGCGGTCAAAAAGCGGTTAAACTGCCCGATTTTAGGTTAAACAGCTGTTAAAGAGCTGTCGAATGCAGGTCAAATCGGGGTTAGATTGAGGTCAAATCGAGGTCAAATCGGGGTTAGATTGAGGTCAAATCGAGGTCAAATCGGGGTCAAATCGGGGTCAAATCGAGGTCAAATCGAGGTCAAATCGAGGTCAAATCACGGTTAAACTCCTGTTGAAGTGCTATCGTCTTTGACGTGTGTGAGGCTGCGCACTTAATCGTCTTGCTCGTCCTCTATTTTCTTGAGCACAATGTAACTTGCAATGCAACCTACAACCAGACCAATTAACGCACCAAGTGCAGGATTGGCGTGTTTGAACAAACAACCAATACCAGCACCAATACCGCTTACAAGAGCTATAACATGGCATGCTATAACGAAACGGCAGACAACTCGAACGAGCCGACACGTAGCCGGAAGATTCGCCAGATTGAGTAGCTCAGGGACGGGAAGATTCTCCTTTTCCTCATCGTCATCTTCCTCTTCAGCCTCAAGTATAGCTGCTTTTCTTCTTGTCTTGGATCGTGCAGCAATGACTTCTCCAAGAGGAAGCCATTTTGATTCGCCTTTTTTGCAAACTTGCGTATCATCGAAGATTTTACCTTCTTGCCGTAATATCATGATATGTTCAAAGGAATAAGTCCCTTTGACCTGATTATTATCATCCGTGTAGTAGTATTCGGCCATGGCATTCATCATAGTGATGATAGTATTATATATTTGATGGCGAGTCAAGTATGCTTTTTTGACAAGCCGCCGGAGTGCATGGACACTCCACAGATTTATTGCTCCCACACCGATATCGTTGCAACAGACTCCCTGATTGAGAATCCCCGCAACCCGAACCGCCACCCGGAAGACCAGATTATCGCTCTGGCAAAAATCATACGCCACCAAGGCTGGCGCAATCCGATTGTCGTAAGCCGCCGCTCCGGCTTCGTGGTAAAAGGCCATGGCCGCTTGCTTGCTGCCAGAATGCTGGGGCTCGACTCTGTACCTGTCGATTATCAGGAGTATGAGAATGAGGCAGCGGAGTGGGCCGACATGATCGCCGACAACAAGATTGCCGAACTCTCCAACATGGATGAGCAGATGCTTAACACCCTCATGCAGGAATTGGAGGGGGAGATTGACTTGGCACTTACAGGCTTTGACGATGCAGCTATCAGCACGATGCTGGCTCAGGCAGAGGATATCGAGGACATCCCTGAAGCTGTACCCTTGGATGCCGACAACGACATCACAGTCACCACCATGCCGTTCATTGCGTACGGAGCCAAGAAAGCCTACATGCAGCCGGATGAAGTAGAACGCTTTGAGCGTATGCTGAAGAACTACAGCGCAGAACACGGCAACTACAACGGCCTTGTGCTGGAGCTTCTGGAGTACGGCGATTCTCGCTTCCGTAACACCACCACTCAGAACACCCATGAAAGCTGAAAACAGTAAGAAAGCAGAGTTCATACCCTCATATCCGCTGTCGGCCTTAGCCCCGGCTGACTACAACCCTCGTAAGCTGGATGAGGACAAGTTCATCAAGCTGCAGGAGAGCTTGCGGAAGTTCGGGGTGATTAAGCCAGTCATTATCAATGGCGAGAACGGCATCCTGACTGCTGGCCACCAGCGCACCCGAGCCATGAAAGCCATAGGCATCACCCATTGCCCGGCTATCCGACTCCAAGACATCACCCGCACCGATGAAATCCGATTCAACCTCTTCCACAACAGCATCGAAACCAACAAGACTCCGGTCACGCTGAATCTGGAGGGTAGCGAGCTGGAGCCTGAAACGTACTGCTACATCGAGCCTGAGCGCATCCAGTTCAAACGCAACAACAATGCGCTTATCATTAACGGCATGAGCGGGCTTATCATGCGCTATGGCAGCTGGGGCAGCGTTGTGTGTTCCGAGGATGGGCGTGTGTTGCTCAACTCTGACTACGCTGTAGCTTGCAAACAGCTTCGCGTATCCTGTCTCTGCTACATGATTCCCCAGGAACAGGAGGCTGAGATGCTTCGTTACCTGAGTCTCGACTACGGCCAATACTTCTACGATGCCCTGGGCGTGAAGTCCTACAACCAGCTGCATTGCCAGATGCACCGATTGCAGGGACGCAAGAAGCGACTCATCGTCTCCACCCTTTACGAGAACCACGTTATCCCCACGCTGAAAAAGACCGAGCGTACTGTAGACTTCGGTGCCGGGCGATGTGCCTACGCCAAGATGCTTTCCGAGCGTGGCTACAACCTACTTGCCTACGAGCCCCACTTTCAGGACAAGGGCGTGCTGAATGTCCGCGAAGTCGTGAAGCAAATCAATGGACTGCATGCCGACCTGAGTCGCAATGGCCTGTATGATGCCGTGGTGCTGGACAGCGTACTCAATTCCGTGGTGAACAGTCGCTTTGAGCATGCCGTGTTGACCACCTGTAACGCGCTGCTGAAGCAGGACGGCCGCATCTACATCGGTACTCGCTCGCTCAACTTTACCGAGCGCCTCAAGACGTTCAAGACCTACAACAGCCACGGCCGCGATATCCAGTTCCTCGATAAAGAAAACTTTGGCGCGACCTACCGCAGCGGCGTCTGGACAATGCAGCACTTCCATACCCACGAAAGCCTCCGGGAGCTGCTGTTGCAATACTTCGAGAAAGTCGAGTTCTTCGGCTCTGATTCGCTGCCCCAGCTCTATGCCATAGCCTACCACCCGAAGAAGCTCAGCCGGGAGAAGATTGAGGAAGCCATCAACACCGAGTTCAACATGGAATACCCCGGCAACTACCGCCACAATAAGCATGAAAAGCTGACCGCTGAACTTATGCAAAGGATTGAAAGTGAACGTGGATTTGTGTAAAAAGAGTTTGAAAATCGTCCGAGATTGTGCTATACTAGACGCTGAACCAATATGATTATCATCCGAACAATTCAGGTATCAGGCCGCTTTTCCTATCTCTGGCTCAAACACGTTCACGGAGTCAATCTGCGTGAGCATTGTGCGCATAGCCTTATCGGAGACTACAACGCCTCTATCCGGCCAAGCATACAGGAGCTGCACAATGTGCCATTGCCGGATGCCCCATACCATTACCTGTGCGGAGTAAGTTCACCTTACGTCTGGAGCCGGAACTTCCATCTGGCATTCCGGGAGAAAGAGGGTAGCATGCTACGAGTCTCACGCCATGGCATTGAGATTGAAATCGAGAACGCCGAGGAGATTCCATTCAGCGAAGAAGACATCGACCCGGCAGACCCGCACATCGGGCATAAGAGCTACCGAACTTGCCGCAACTGGCAATTTGCCCATAAGATAGCCAAGTGGCTGTAATTGAAAGAGGACGTATCCACCTGAGCAGATACGTCCTCTTCTTTTTGTGTGGTAAAGTATTCTTACTTGGAAAGCTTGGCCACAGCGTCCTTCAGGTTCTTACCGACCTTGAACTTCACAACTGTGCGGGCGGGGATAGCCACGTCCTTGCCGGGGTCCTTGGGGTTGCGACCGACCTTTGCTTTCACCTCCTTGGGGCAGAACGTACCGAAGTTGCGGAACACCACAGTATCGCCGTTGCTGACAGCTTCCGTGATGGAATCCACCATCTTCTGCACAACCTCCAGTACATCTGCCTGAGTGCAGCCGTTGTCCAGCTGAGCGCAGACCATATTCACGAGTTCTCTCTTGGTGATAGTAGCCATAAGTGTAAAAGTTTGTGGTGGTTATTATAGTTCGTTCTGCCGTCTCGGTCAAGCTCTTTCGGCTTAGATTGTGTCTGTTTTTGACACGCCCGCAAGGGTATGTTCAAGTACATTTTCAATCGACTGAAGGAGCGCTCTACGTGGCTTGGCCTTATCGGCCTTGTGACCGCTTGCGGAGCTACCATTTCCGCAGAGCTTGCAGAGCAGATTATCGCAGCAGGCATCGCCATTGCCGGTGCTATCGGCATTGTAACCAAAGACAAGGAGGACAATACCAATGGCTGATACTCTGGCACAAGTGCAAAAGGACGTGCAGTTCTGGCAGCGCTTGCTGACCTTTGCCGGATACAAGCCCGGCAAGATAGATGGCGTCAATGGCCGCAAGACCAAGGCTGCAACCCATGAATGGCTCAACGATGCTGCCCACCTGAAAACGGAGTATGGCAGCTTCGATGACCGCTCCGAGCGCAACATTGCCACGCTTACCCCGGAAGCGCAACGAGCCGCCCGCATCTGGCTCAAAGCAGCCAAGGCTGTAGCTGAAGCCGAGGGGTACGATGTCCGCATCATCTGCGGTACTCGCACCTACAAGGAACAGGACGCACTCTATCGTAAGCGCCCGCGCGTCACCAAAGCCCGTGGTGGCCAGAGCATGCACAACTTCGGCATTGCTTGGGACATCGGCATCTTCAAGGGTAAGGAATACTTCGGTGACCATCCCCTGTATGCGAAAGTAGGCAAGCTCTACACTCAGACTCCGGGCATTACCTGGGGTGGTACGTGGACGAGCTTTGTTGACCAGCCCCATTACCAGCTCAGCCTGTACGCCACCAGTACCGCAGCCCGAACCGAGTTTGAGAAATGAGTGCAAAAGGACTCTTCATCAAAGGCTTCACCGAGCTTGAAGTGAAGCAGATACAGGCCAACGCCAAGAAGCTGCTCATGGAGGGTAAGACCATCATGAGCTGGAATGATGGCAGCACGTCTGTTTCCAAGCAATTCACCATGCCCATCACCGATATCTTGGAGGAATGCGCCTACGCTCTGACTCACTTCGAGCGCCAAGCCGGTGACGAGTCCCATGCCTCCAGCTCATTATCCCGCGCCCCCTACCGCTTCCCCTTATGAACTTCATCCAACGACTTGCAGCTCGTGTATTCTTCGGCACCACCTCAGTCTTTGAGGGGGCTAATCGTTCGCCGCGCCGGGCAAGCGTGCCGGGCAGCGCACCGCAGGATGCAACGCTCGACCTTTCCCCCGGTATCCGCTCCGAGCTGGTACGCCGCAGCCGCTACCTCGTAAAGAACAGCGGATTCCTGCGCGAGATTGTCGGCAGCATGGCTCTGTACTCCATCGGAGACGGCATCCTGCCACAGCCTGCATCCAAGGATGCCGCTTGGAACGAGAAAGCCTTGGACTACTTCACCCGCTGGGCAAGGCATGCCGACATCTCCGGCCGTTTCAACCTGATACAATGCGAACACCTTGCCTGTAAGGCCTTGGACGTGGATGGGGAAATCTTCATCCTCAAAACGCTGGAAAACGGCGAGCCTAAGATACAGCTCATAGAAAGCCATCGTATCGGCTCAACCGACATCGACAACACCGAGTCACCTTTCATTGATGGCGTAAAGCTTTCCGGCGTAGGCAAGCCCGTAGCCTATCGCTTGCTCAAGGACGATGGCGGCTTCACGGATCTGGCGGCTCACGATGTCCTGCACATCTTCGACCCGGATGCCGTTTCGCAGCTACGCGGATTCCCCACCTTGCAGCACAGTATCAACCACATGCTGGATGTCATGGAGTTGCTGGCCTTGGAGAAGCATGCTGTAAAGGACAACGCTGATGTGGCTCGCGTCCTCAAGACCAACAAGGTGAATGTGGATGACCGCGACTTCCGTATTGATACGCCCCGCACGCCCAGCGGCAGCGATGCCGGCTTCCTACAGACCATCCTCGGCGGCAAGCTGGTGAAGCTTCAACCGGATGAAGCTCTGGAGAGTTTTCAGAGCAACAGGCCCAGCCCCACGTTCCAAGGCTTCCTTGATTACCTGCAACGCGACAGCGCATTGGGTTTGTTACCTTACGAGTTCTCCAGCGATTCTTCCAAGGTGGGAGGAGCCGGAGTTCGTCTTATTGTTGCGAAAGCCGACCGCCGTTTCAGTTACCGACAGAATGTGCTCATCGACCGGATGCTTCGCCCGATATGGCTCTTTGTCATCGGGCATGCCATCTCGGCGGGCAAACTGCCACCCGCAGAAAACTGGACGGAGGTCGATTTCGTGACTCCCCGCAGAGTCACAGTCGATGCCGGGCGTGAAAGCCAGCAGAATCGAGAGGACATCAAGGCAGGGCTGAAAACGCTTACCGACCACTTTGCCGAGCTGGGCTGTGACATCAACCATGAGCTGGAGACAAGAGCCCGGGAGATGGCACTTATTCGCGAAACCGCAGCCAAGTATGGCCTCGCTCCGCAGGACTTATTTCAATCCTTTACACAATCCTCACCGCAATGAACATCGTAACCGCATCCCCCACGCAGCCCTGGCTGATTACGCTGGAAGCCTACCAGAATCTCGCTGCTGCCCTCGGCACGGCTCTTCCTGTTCAGACAGGCAAAGAAGAAGCTCCTACCGCGCCCTATACAGCAAAGAACGGAGTTGCCGTAATCCCGATTCACGGAACCATGATGCGTCAGGTTCGCCCTCAGTTGAAAGCTAGGGCTGAAGTCTGGGGCATTCGCCTGTGTGATATGCAGCAGACCTCAGCCACACTACGCCAAGCTGCTGCAGATGATACCATCCACACAGTTATCCTCGACATAGATTCCCCGGGCGGTACAGTCAACGGAACGCCGGAACTGGCTCATGCCGTAGCGGCCTTATCCGATAGCAAGCATGTGTACGCTTTCACCTCCGGGCAATGTTGTTCCGCTGCCTACTGGATTGCCAGTCAGACGGATGGCATCTACGCCAGCCCATCTGCCATCGTTGGCTCCATCGGCGTGATACTTCCCATTCTGGATTCCACCGCCCGCTACGAAAAGGAGGGCTTTAAGGTGGAAGTATTCTCTGCGGGTAAATACAAGAGTACCGGGGTCGAGGGCACCAGCCTCACCGATGAGCAGAGAGCACGCCTTACCCAGCAGGTGCATGCGACTTGGGAGACATTCAAGCACGCAGTTACCCGCCGCCGCAACATTGATGCAGCCGACATGGAAGGACAGACTTTCTACGGATCAGAAGCGCAGCAGCATTCATTGGTGGATGCTCTTGCCTACAACCTTGATTCCCTACAGGCGAAACTCGCCATACGCCACCAATTTTGACACCCACCACACTAATATGGACACAATAGACGAACAACTCGATGCTGCCAATGCACAGGTGGCTGAGCTTACCGCCCAGCTGACTGCGCTGCAGCAGGAAAATGCCACACTACAGGCCGCCAACGAGGAACTGACCGAGAATCTGACTCATACCCGCGAACAGCTTGCAGGGATGGAGGGCGCTCACCGCCAGGCACTCGAAGATGTACAGCGACTCAAAGCCGAAGCCAAGACTGCCGAGGAACGAGCTGCCGAGTATTACGGAGCAGCTGCCGCCCCTCAACAGGTAACGACTAAGGGTGACCCTGATGCCGTATCGCTTCACGAGCGCTTTGCTGCCATCAAGACTCCCGGTGAGCAGACTGTATTCCTGCGCTCTCTGACTGATGCTCAGCGTGCCGAACTTTACTCCAACATCTAACCCCACACTCATACACAATTATGGCTAATACACTCACAGACCTCAAAGACGTACGTATCGCACAGGCTGCACTCCTGCCGTGGATGACCGAGCTGATGCCCCTGAGCATCTTCTCTACCAACTTCGGACCCGATTCTGCCGACAAGGGCGATACTGTAAAAGTCCCCATCGTTGGCGCTCCCTCGCCGTCCTCGGACTTTGCCGGTGACTATACCGCCAACGCCGACAGTCAGGCCAGCTCCATCCCGATTGTGCTCAATAAGCACAAGTTCAAGACTGTACACATGACCGCCAAGGAAGCTGCCACTACGGCAGTACCCCTCCTTGAAAAGCTCGTGTCGACAGCCGCGCAGCAGCTGGCTATTGATGTTCTGACCGACATCTTCAGCTGCGTTACCAAGTCCAACTTTGCCGCCGCTCTGGAGGGCGTTTCTGCGGATGAGTTCGACTACAAGGCTATTCTGGGCATCCGCGAAGCCTGCAACCTTGCCAAGATGCCTAAAGGCCAGCGTTCCCTTGTGCTCAATACCAGCCTCAATACCGCATTGCTTGCAGACGATATCGTCTCTCGCAGCTTCATTACCAATCTGGCTCAGCCCGGTGTCGTGGAAGCTCGCGTGAATCGAATCGCCGGGTTCAATGTGCATGAGACGGACTGCGTGCCGAGCAACAACGAGAATCTGGCGGGTTTCGTAGCCCATCCCTCTGCCGTTGCCGTAGCCATGCGCTACCTCCAGCCCATCGCCAACTACGATGAAGCCGGGGCTGTCACGGATCCTGTAACCGGGTTGACCTTCGGCTACCTGCGCTATACGGACACCACTTCCAACAAGGTGTATATCACCCTTGAGGCTCTGTATGGTTACAAGGTTATCCGACCGGAAGCCCTGAAGCGCATTACCACCGCAGCCTGAGCCGATTAACACGATGAGCCTCGCCGATGAAATGATTGCGGACTTTGCTGAAATCCACGCGGATTTACCATCCTACGTGGTCATTGGCGGGGCTCATATTCCGGCTTTAGTCAGTCAGGGCAGTACAGCGGAGGAGCTTGATTTAGGCGGCTTTGCCAATCAGGACTCCCTGACGATTAAGGCTAGGAAAGCCGACTGGCCAGCAAAAGTAAAGGTCGGCGATATCCTCAGCTATGACCGCAGGAACTACCGCATTAACAGCATCAGCATCAAAACTTCCATCCCCCTGATTGAAATCCAATGTCTGCAAAGGTAATCATCAATTCATCTTCCTTGGACAAGAAGCTCGCCAAGATGGCTATCCTCGGGCAGAAAGGTGTGGAGGAGGCTATACGAGACGGAGCCAAGCGATTTGTTTCAAACGCAATCCGTAACACCACGCCGATGATTCTGACAAGCTCGCCCGGCACAGCTAAGACCAACTGGACAAATCGCGTGACGCATCACTACAACACGCACCGCATCACCAAGAAAGGATGGCGAAAGGATGCTGAGCTTCGCAAGTTGCTTGCAGCAAAAAAGAAAAAGCTGGGCCGTGAAGCCGCTGGCTGGAATGCCGCCGCTCAGGAACTCAAGGCAACCCGCATCCCTGCATGGGTGAAGCGACATGGTGGTGCTGAGGGTCGCTGTGTTATCAGACACCGGGGCCACTTCATTACCATTTCCGTCACGAACTCTGTTCCCTATAACGAGGACATGACCATGAGGCGTGCGGCTTTCGCCCTGCACAAAACAGAACGAGGCTTCGAGGGCAACCTCCGAGCCCTGAAACGTAAGATTATCCGGGAAGTATAATGAACCCACACTCATTTTCAGAAACTCTGCGACAGGTTCTTGCTGAACGGCATCCTGAGCTTCAGCTGTATCTCCCGGTTGCGGATGGCGAGCGCCTCTATCCCTACGTCCTTGTGACTGTAACGGCTGATGAGGAAATCATACTCATGAATCACACATGGGAATGCAGCTTGGAGATTCAGTTCCACAGTAACGCTTACGAGCTTGCAGGAGTGAGTTCCCGGCGTTATTTCTCGCAACTCTGCGCGGAGATGGAAAAGCCTGAGCTTCGGCTCTTGCTCAATGACATAGCTCCAGACTTCTACCTTTACCGCATCGCTCTGCTTGCTGTGGATGAACCACAGGTGCAGGACGAGTCATTTATTCAATCTGCCCGATACCGGGTTACTATCCAATTTTGACACCCACACAAAGATATGGCTACTATTATCGGAACAGTTGGCGTATTCGGTTTTGATGAAGACCAGCAAGGCATCCTGCTGGAGTCTCAGGATATCGACTACAAGCCTGACAGCAAAGTACAGCGTGACTATCGCGGCAAGAAGGTCGGCATTATCTTCTATGATGACCAGACCGATGTTTCCATGAAAGGCTACATTCCTCGCGATAACCCCACGGATATCAAGGTTGCACAGACTCTGGTGCTGGCCAATACCGCACCTGACCATGGGCTGACCTCCGTCTCTACCGGCACCAATGTGGTGACCGGGATTAAGATTGGTTTGAAAAATGAAGACCTTGCATCGTTCGAGGTTACTTCCACCATCTACGACTTCTGATGCTGAAGAAACCCTCAACTGATGCGTTGAACTTCATCCGCTCGCGTGATGGAGAACTCGAATCCCTGATGCTGGCAGCATGCCTGACAGCCTTGGGGATTCCGTTCTCTGAGCGTCCGGCCTTTACTGTTTCCGGCGATACTGAGCCTGTAGTAAACTGGCTCTTTGACGAGCAATCACTTGATGGCAAGTTCAAAGCTTCCGAGATGATTGCCAAGTGGCAGGATAAAGGCTGGATTACACGCACCGACAATGACCACCCGCTTGCCTACATGGCCGCAGCTATGCGCAACCTCTGCACGCTCATTAACCACCATATCGGCCAAGCCCCCAGGGTGGAGCTGGTGAAGCGTGGTAACAAGACCCTCGTTATCCCCGAGGGAACGCCTGAGTCCCAGCTGGGGATTCTTATCAACAAGTTCACTCATTCTTAATCACATGCCTACAATCTCTATTTCCACCCGCGAAGACGAAAACAATCGTTCCATGGTACAGCCCTCGACTCGCACAGAGTCCGGGCTTTCTCTGCGTCCTATCTCCCTCGGTTCGCTTGAAATCCTGCGCCAGCTTGGCAACCCGCTGGCTTCCGGCGATGCCGATATGAGCAACATCGACACCCATACGCTTACCGAGTTTATCTGGGTTCACGCTGCGCCGCTCGATGAAGTTGTGGAGACTGTCTACAATGCACCCGGTCAGGTGAATCGTAAAGCTGCACTCTTTGCCATGAATATCAGCCCGGCTGAGTTACGTACCATCACCTCGTCCTTGTCTGCGGATCAGGCTGCGGTACAAGCTGCATCCGCTATCCCTCAGCCGGAAGAACATGACTCCCCAAACGAGCTTGCCCCGCGCTGAACGCAACTGTGATTTTCACGATTGCTAAAGCGACGGGGTGGACGGAAGAATACATCATGTGGCTTCCGCTGCGTAAGACGCTCCAATATCTTCATGCAGCTTGGGTTAGCGAGGGCGTTGCAACAGAATGGCGCAGCGTCTCCGAGGAAGAAGCCGCCGAAGCTGCGAGCCTGTTTAACCGATTAAGATACCTGACAAAACATGCCTGACGTTACATTCACGTTCTCTGGTGACTCCACTTCCTTACAGAATGCTCTCAACGAGATTAAGGGGGAAGTAGGTAAGACCAAGGAATCTGTACAAGGACTAGCCGGGCAATTCGTTGCCTCCTTTGCCGCTATCGGTGCTGCCATCGCTGCGGTTAAGGGGGCTTTTGCCACTCTGGGTGGTATTTCTGCGGAAGCCGCCCGCATGGAGCAGACCGGGCTTGCGTTCAAAGTCATGATGGGGGATGCCGCTGCAGCTGCGGAGTATGTTGATAAACTCCGCAAATATGCCGCCGAAACGCCCTTTGAGTTCGGGGATATTTCCGATGCTGGCAAGACCTTGCTCTCAATGGGTACGGCTGCGGATAAAAGTATTGAGGTTATTCGAAAGCTGGGCGATATCGCTTCGGTTTCCGGCAAGCCGCTCAAAGAGCTTGCGTTCCTTTATGCCAAGGTGCAGAACTCTGGCCTGAGTAACGAAGTAGCCGAGTCCTTGGAAATGCAAGGCGTGCCGATCCGTAAGTTGATTGCCGAGATGAAAGGCATTTCTTTTGAGGACGTTTTCAAAGGCATTTCCAAGCGCCAGTTTAATCTTGATGACCTTGATGCAGCCCTCGACAAGCTGACTGGTCCCGGTGGTCTGTTGGAGAACATGACCAAGCTTCAATCGCAGACGTTCTCCGGCGCATTAAGCACTCTTACAGATGGATTCTCCGCGCTGGCCGTGGAAATGGGTACGCCTATCAATGCCGCCATTCTTCCGGTGTTAGGAGAGCTGACGGCCTATGTGGATTCATTAACTCCCACAGTTCAGCAATTTGCACAAACTCTGGCTACTGTATTTGAGGGAGCAGTAGTCGTCATCACGCCTATTGTCTCCGGCATCGGCGAGCTTGTTTCGATTCTGGGTGGTGCGGAGACTGTCATTGCGTCTGCAGCTGCTGCCATGCTCTTGTATGTCGGCAATACCAAGACCGCAGTCACCAGCACAGTTTCATTCCGAGCGCAGCTTACAGCCCTTGGTAATACCATCAAAGGATTGTCGTTCTCTTCCTTTGTGACGGCCTATCGCACAGCTCTTTCCGGCTTACGCACGGCCATGTCCTCCACGCTTGCAGGGCTCAAGGTAACGTGGTCGATTGCTTGGTCAACAATGGCTACTGTAACCCGCGCTGCTATGGTAGCGGTAAAGGCTGCAATCGTCAGCACCGGCATCGGCCTAATTATTGTCGGCATTGGTGAAGCCCTGGGCGCTCTCTATTCTTGGTTCATGGGCAACAGCGAGGCCGCAGAGAAAGCGGCTGAATCCACGCGCCAGTTCGAGAAATCACTTCGCAACCTGAATAAGCAAGCGGATAAGGTGAAAACGTATGAGCAATACGATTCCTTTATGGAGCAACTGGACGAACGCATGGATGACCTGCGCGAGGAGCGCAGCATGGCTGTTGCCAAGGATGAGGACGAGGAGGTTATCGAGCTCTTAGACCAGCAGCTTGCTCGTCTGCAGCAGCGGAAACGCCATTACGAAGAAACGCTGCCGATTCAGATTGAGGAAGCCATTGCAGCCGAGCGTGCTGCAGAAGCGATGCGAAAACAAGCCGAAGAAGCAGCAGAGCTGGAGCGTAAGCTGGCCGCAGCCCGCGATAAGCTCAACGACCTGTACCGCCGCCAGCGTGAAACGGAACGAGAGCAGTATCTGTCCGGGCTTGCCCCCGAGGTGCAGATTCAGCTTCGCCTTTCCGATGCTACAGCTTATGGCCAAGCCCGCCACACGATTGAGTCTCTGCGACAGGAGATGAAGGATATCTCCAATAAGTCGATTGTGACGGATGAGGATGTGGCTCGTTACCAACTGCTGTCCTCCACCTACAATAAAATCGTGGAGCTGCAACGCCGTGGGCGAGAGGAAGCCGAGCGCACGGCTGAAGCTGAACGCCGCAGGGCTGAGGAAGCCGCCAGACAGGAGCAGGCTCGACAGCGAGCTGCCAGCGACTACGATATGGCCGTGAAGATGTTGCAAGCTGAGATTGCCGGAAATGAGAAGCGTCTTGCCGTGCTGAAGCAACAGCAGCGCATTACTCAGCTGACGGCTGAATATCAGCGCCAGGGATTGGAAGATGCCGAGGCTCGTGCCAAACGCATGGTGGCCTTGGAGAGGCAACTGGAACGCCAGCAGGAGAAGCAGAGGGAGCAAGAAGAGCGGCGCCAGCAGCAACAGGGGCGAGGTCGCCCACAGGGCTCGCGTACATCCGATTCTTTCGCAAGTGTTGGTGGTGGCGGGCGTTCCGTTGTCATTGGTGGGCCGCTTATCTCGGAGACGAAGAAGCAGACCCGCTTGCTGGAGGGCATAGGCAACAACACGAGACGGCCTCCCACGATTAAGGTGTCGGGTAACGTGGAAGCTGTCATCAGCCGTTGATTTTGACATCCTGTTCCGTTGTATATGGCAACATTACGAACAGGATTCGGCTCTGGTGGTGACAGGCTCGTGTGGTTCGGTAACACGGGCTACATTATCACCGCTCTGACCATTGAATTAAGCCGCGACCGCGAGACAGGCGATACTGTAGAATTAACCTACGAAGTGCCGGAGGCCAGCGCGATGAGTTCCGTGCCGGAGATGGATTCCGGCATTGACGTGCTTTCTTCCGTGTCTCTCAGCAAGGCTGTTATCACACCCGGTGTGGCTGGTGTGGCCAGCGTGAAGCTGACCTACACCAAGCCCAAGGTGGAGGACGAGGAAAGCGAGGAGGATGACGATTTGGATGGCTCAGGTGAAGAAGAAGGCTCTGATGAGGGCGGCGGCGGCGAGGAGGGTTCTTGGTCTATGGGCGGTGGCTCGTTCACTACTTCCTTTGACGTGACTGTGGTTGACCAGCCTATTCTGACGCACCCTAAGATGGCCAGTATCTCCGGCGGGCAGCTGGAATACCTCAAGGCGTTTATGGATGGAGCCCGTCTGTGGGAGCTTGTGCCGGAAGTTGATAACGATGGCAAGCCTAAGCTGGATAGTGATGGGCTTCCGGTCATGAAGCAACTCGGCAAGCTTCTCAAGACTGGCAGTAAAGCCTTTGACCTCATTAACAAGGGGGTGACTTCCTACAAGGATATCATGGCTACCTACACAGTCAGACAGACATCCCGCTCGGATAAGTCTGATATCAATTCTGTGGGCAAAATCAACAATCCTCCCAAGGCGCCGAAGTTCCCGAATCGTACGTGGTTGCAGGTGTCCTCCAACTGCTCCATGAATGATGATGGTAAGACCTATACCATCGAAAACACTTGGCTGCTCTCCGGCCTTGGCGGCTGGGATAAAGACTTATACGGCTCTTAATCTGCTATGAAACTCCCCGAAAAAGTACGTGTAGGTGAAAAGCTCTCGGCCCGTTGGCTCAATCAGGTGGTCGATTGCCTGAAAGAACTGGGCAAGGCTGCCAATGTGGGCAACGGCTCTTCTACCTCCAGCATTGAGTATTCCGGCTCAGATTATCGTGATACCAAGTATCGAGGTACAGGTGGTACGGATTTACAGGAGTTCAGGGTTTACCCGTTCCAGCTGCGCTTGAAGCCTAAGCAGCTCTGCGATGTAAGTGCCGATGGTAGCTGGCCGAAGATTGCCCAGATGAAAGTCGGCGCGATTGTCGATTACATGGGCAAGACTCATGCCGTTCCTAAAGACCAGACGCTCTACGATTACACCGATGGCTGGGTGGATATCGGTGCATTTACCGAGGAGCTGCAAAAGGCCTTTTGTATTATCACTCAGAATTATAAGGGAGAGATAACCAAGGTCGAGATTAAGAAAAAGGAAGAGAAGTTCGTTCCCTGGGGCAAGACTGATGCTAACGCCAAGGGAGAGGGTAAGCTTTCCGTTTTCATTGGCTCATACCAGCTTAAACGAGTGGAGGAGGTCAACCGAGCCCATATCTATCAGGCTCACTCGGGTACGCTGGACTTGCAGACTGTACAGGTTGAAAAGCTCTTTGATGCAGACGAAGAAGCAAAGGATGCCCCCGCTGGCAGCGGATCTGGGGCTGGTTCTGCTGCTGAGTCTGACAATTACTACACGGCCGGAGAAAGCGAAGAGTATGAGAGCAAGCCCGCCGGGTTATTCCGCAAGCGAGACGAGCATCTTTTTATCTTCAAGAAACTTATCTGCTGCGAGGGGCTGAGCCTTGAGGATGGAAAGAATCTGAAAATCAAGCTTCGCAGAGCCAATTCCGTATGGCCTGATGGCAGCGGATCACAAGAATCTCTGGCTGATGATGAACCTGTCATCACCCTTGGCGGTGTCGAAGATATCGTGTTCAACAAGGAGATTCTGATTCCTTTGATTGAGTCCGGCATCATTAAGATTCCCTATGCCGATACGCTCAAGGAAACAACTGGTGTCATTTCCGGG